CTGGTATCACCCGTTGTTAGGCAAATTCCAGATGAGCGGAGGCATTCCTCAATGAAACTGAAGTTAGCTCCAAACGTTAAGACGTTGCCTCGCGACAAGATGGAAGAGGCCATCATCTTTGCCGGAACGGGGGCGTGGAAAGCAATGGAGGAATACCAGAAGGAACAGGGTAAAGAAGGTGACGCTGTTCCGCCGGTAGTACTGGATCATACTCAATTGGCTGAATTGCCACACCTTCGCATTGTGGATAAAGGGCGTCGCTTTGCTCGTGTTTACCAGGCTGGCCTTATTGAGCAAAACCACATCAGCATGATAGCCAACAAGCTGCAGGAGGCTGGTGTAACCAATGCCGAGTATATCAACGAGAAGGGGGAAAAAGAGGACTGGACAGCGTTAATGAGCCGCATCGACCTGCAACCGCTTTTCGTTGTAGATCGTGGTGGTTCTACACCTGCACTAAACCAGATGGGGGCCAGCCAGCGCGGTGAGGTATTGCTGGCGCACTATAGTGGCGAACTGGCGGTTCATGCCGATTCTGACATGGTGCATCACTACAATGGTGTGATATGGAACCCGGTGCCGGATAAAGAGCTGCAGCGTGTACTGGCTCAGATTTACATTGATTCCGAGGTGGCTTATTCGCAGAACGCCATCAAATCAGCAGTGGAAACTATGAAACTGAGTCTCCCGGTTATGGGTATTACAGCCCGCAATCTGATCGGCTTCAGCAACGGAGTATTTGATACCCGGACGGGGCAATTCAGAGAGCACAGCAAAACCGACTGGCTGATGATCGCCAGTGAACTCCCTTTCAGCCCACCAGCTGAGGGCGAGACATTGGCCAGCCATGCGCCGAACTTCTGGAAATGGCTTCGCCGTTCCGTGGCCAACAATGACCGCAAGACCGATCGTGTTCTGGCGGCGCTATTTATGGTGCTGGCTAACCGATACGACTGGCAGTTGTTCCTTGAGGTGACGGGGCCGGGTGGTAGCGGTAAAAGCGTTATGGCGGAAATCAGCACGATGCTGGCGGGAAAGGCCAATACTGTATCAGCCAGTATGAAGGCGCTGGAGGATGCGAGGGACAGGGCATTAGTGGTTGGTTATTCTCTGATCATCATGCCGGATATGACCCGCTACGCTGGCGATGGTGCCGGTATTAAGGCCATTACAGGTGGAGATAAGGTGTCGGTAGACCCTAAACATAAGGCGCCATACTCGACACGGATACAGGCAGTAGTTCTGGCCGTTAATAATAACGCTATGACGTTCAGCGACCGCAGCGGAGGGATATCGCGTCGCCGGGTAATTTTCAACTTTTCCGAAGTGGTACCGGAAAATGAGCGGGATACGATGCTGGCCGAGAAGATAGAAGGGGAGCTTGCCGTAATCATTCGTCACCTGCTGACTCGCTTCGCCAGCCAGGACGAAGCCAAACATCTACTGCACGAACAGCAGAAATCCGAAGAGGCACTGGCTATTAAGCGTGAGGGCGATTCGCTGGTGGACTTCTGCGGCTATCTGATGGCGTCAGTTGTATGTGATGGCATGTTTATTGGTAACGCCGAGATTGTGCCATTCAGCCCGCGCCGTTATCTGTATCACGCCTACATGGCATACATGCGGGCCAATGGACTGAGTAAGCCAGTGTCGCTAATGCGGTTCGGAACGGATATGCCTGGTGCAATGGCTGAGTATGGCAAGAGGTACGAAAAACGGAAAACCAAGCACGGTATCAGGTCAAACGTTACCCTGCATGACGATTCAGAAGACTGGATGCCATCATGTAACAGCAACTCAGAAAACGGTGAGGTAGAGTAAAGTTATAGAATAAGTGTTCACCAGTATTCACCATGTTAAAAAGTTCATTAATAACATTGTGTTAAGGGGTGAACACTTATTTGTTAAGTATTCACCAAGTATTCACTTGTTCACCTTTTGATTGTTTTTTGCTCTAAAGGGTGAAGGGTAGGGTGAACACTTGTGAACACCTGAAGTAATAGTATTCACCATGTAACAATATGAATTTAATGTGGAAATTTTAAATGGTGAACAGGTGAACACTTAAACGTATATTTTTTATTTTTTAATAGGAGGCTATATGCCGATCACCATTCAGGAAATCAAAGAACACCATGATCAGTTCGGGCTTCACGACATGAGCGCAACGCCTACAGCTGAGTATCGGCAGGCCCTCAAAGATGGTGCGCTATTCTGGATTGACCATCATGATTTTGTTCGCAGCACGCTATCAGGAGAAATTTTTGCCACTAATCGTGAGCAATTGGATGCAATGATTGAGCATTTGCAGGAATATAGAAATAAGATGTCAACGCCGCCGGACTGGATGAGCGAGAAGTGATGAATAGGGCCTGGCATCAACCAGGCCTTAATATTACATGAAAAAAACATCTGTTTTTCTGTCAAAACTATCAGTAATGAAATGAGCTTCAGTTGGACACTCCATGTTTTTACAAATATTTTTCCATAAGGAATCGTCAAAGCGTCCATCCAAATAGAAATATCTGCAAAGGTGAAGTAAATCAGATCGCGTCCAATCGGTGGAATATCCTCTGCTGACGTTTAATTCATCCTCAAGCTTGTAAAAAGTGAGTTTCTCTTTTGCCAGCCAGGCATCATCAAGTCTTTTAAGTAGAAAAAGTCCTTTCTCTCTGGTTGTTATAAAATAGTCACTAAAGGATTCATGTGGCATAACAGGAACACTACCGTCTGTATCGCTAAGGAATGGATAAACTCCGCGATCCCATGCATAGAGGTAGGCATCAGTGAACTCATCGTAATGTTTTGCTATGTGCATAACTTGAACTCGCTGCTGTGCAAAAAGCGCTGTCATAAGCTCTTTATCTTCCATTTTTGTTTCCTTGCTGTGTTATAGATTATCCCGATCAGGCTAGTTTGAATGATTGGTTTTGTAAATTATTTGTTCGGCTGTTTTCATTACCGTTTAAGATAAAGGCGACCTATTTACTCACTAAAATTTATATATACCTTAAATAGTGGCACTCAGACGTGAGCCGCCACTGTCCACCTGGTTTTTTTCCGTTCTGTGACGGTTTCCTTTTCCAGGTGGACATCCCTCAAAGCGCTGGTTTCACGTCTCAACGTTAATTGTTACGGAAACCACTCATGAAAAAACTACTCGAATTACGCCAGCAGAAAGCCGCACTCAAAGCTCAGATGCGTTCCATGCTGGATAAAGCCGACACCGAAAAGCGCAGCCTGAACGATGAAGAAGGCAAGCAGTTCGACGAACTCCGCGCTCAGGCTGATGCGCTTGAAGTTGAAATCACCCGTCTTGAAGCCGTCGCCGACGATCAGCGCAATCTTCCTGGTACTTCTGTTGAAGGTAAAGGCGTGAGCAACGATGAGCTACGCCACTACATCATGACCGGCGATACCCGCTCACTCACCACGCTGGTGCAGGCTGACGGCGGTTATACCGTTATCCCTGAGCTGGACAAAGAGATCATGCGTCAGTTGCAGGATGACAGCGTAATGCGCTCCATCGCTACCGTTAAGACCACCAAAACCAACGAATATCAAAAACTGGTATCTGTGGGCGGTGCAACGGTGAATCGCGGCACTGAAGGTGAAACACGCACCGAGACCAGCACGCCGAAGATGGAGCGCGTTGATATCAAACTCAACCCGATCTACGCCTACCCGAAAACCACTCAGGAGATTCTCGACTTCTCCGAGGTGGATATTCTGGGTTGGTTGTCTTCTGAAATCTCCGATACTTTCAGCGCTACCGAAGAAAATGATTTTGTTAACGGCGACGGTACGAAGAAATCTAAAGGCTTCCTGGCTTATCCTCGCGCGGCCACCAGCGATAAAACCCGCCCGTTCGGTACGCTGGAGAAGATCGAAACGGCAGTTGTTACCTCTGATGGTCTGATCGACCTACTGTACAAGCTGAAAGCCAAATACCGTAAAAACGCCGTATGGGTGATGAACTCCAATACCGCTGCCACGCTTCAGAAGCTGAAAAACGGTAACGGGGATTATATCTGGCGCGATCGTCTGGTTGCCGGTTCTCCCGATACTTTGCTGGGCCGTCCGGTTCAGTACCTTGAAACCATGCCTGATGCTGATGCCGGAGAAGCGTTCCTCGCGGTTGGCGACTTCAAGCGCGGTTACTTCATCGTGGATCACACTACTGGTGTGCGTACCCGCCCTGACAACATCACCGAGCCGGGCTTCTACAAGGTTCACACCGATAAATACCTGGGGGGCGGCGTGGTGGACTCCAACGCGATCAAGATTCTGGAGCTTGCTGGTTCCTGATTCGACGTGTGAGGGGCTTCGGCCCCTTTCTGCCCTCTGTGGAGTCCAATAATGAAAACAATAGATTTTGAAATCCGCACCTCTGAACTGACCGCCACTGATAAAAAGCTGGTGGGCTATGCCGTGCGCTGGAACAGCCTGTCAGAAATCATCTGGGATGAATTCCGGGAACAGTTCGCGCCGGGAGCGTTTAAAGACAGCCTGGCATCCGGTAGCGATGTGCGGGCGTTGTATGAGCATAACTATACCCCGCTGCTGGGGCGTACCAAATCGGGCACGTTGGTGCTGTCAGAAGATGATACCGGCTTGCGCTTCGAGCTGACGCCGCCGAACACCCAGCTTGGTAATGATGTGCTGGCGCTGGTGGAACGTGGCGATCTTTCCGGTATGAGCTTTGGTTTCCGCGCGTTGAAAGAGTCCTGGGATATTGCGCAATCTCCCTACCTGCGAACCGTGACCGCCGCTGAACTACGGGAAATCACCGTAACTTCCATGCCCGCATATCCTGAATCCGGCGTTGAAATCGCGCATCGTTCTCTTTTTGCTCAACATCCAGAATTACGCCGTGCTGGTGATAATCGTCGGCGCTGGGCTGAATTAGCGGGGCTGTGATATGTGGAATATCTGGCCTTTTGGCCGTAAATCTGAGGAATCCGAACAGCGCAGCATGACCATTGATGAGTTTCTGGCGATGGCAGGGATTCCAAATACCGGATCAGGCGAATATGTGTCTGCCGGTACTGCGGAATCTCTGCCAGCGGTAATGAACGCCGTGTCGGTGATCAGAGAGGCTGTGGCAACCATGCCCTGCTACCTCTATCGGGTTCGTAATGATAACGGACGAGAGGCGCGGGAATGGCTGAGTAATCACCCGGTAGATTTTCTGCTGAACGAACAGCCGAACGTTTGCCAGACGCCTTATCAGTTCAAGCGCACGATGATGCGCCATTGTCTGCTTAACGGTAACGCCTACGCGGTGATCCAGTGGGGGCGAGACGGCCAGCCACAATCCCTTCACTCTTATGCGCCGGGGGCGGTTGTTCCTGAGCGTATCGGCGAACATAAGTACAAATACACCATCACAGAGCCGTTTACCGGGGCTGTGCGTACCTACTTGCAGGAAGAGATTCTGCACCTGCGTTATTCCACCGATGACGGTTTTCTGGGGCGCTCGCCGATCACCATTTGCCGGGAGGCGCTGGGGTTAGGTCTGGCCCAACAGCGCCACGGTGCCAGCATTATGAAAGATGGCATGATGGCAGCGGGCGTCATTACCGCTAAAGAATGGCTGGACAGCGTAAAAGGCAAGCAGGCACTTGAGGCTCTGGAACGCTACAAAGGCGCAAGGAATGCCGGGAAAACGCCGATTCTTGAAGGTGGTATGGGCTATGAGCAGCTTGGCATGAGCAATCAGGATGCCGAGTGGCTGGCCTCCCGCCGGTTCACCATCGAAGATATAGCCCGCATGTTCAACGTGTCGCCCATCTTCCTGCAGGAATACAGCAACAGCACCTACAGCAACTTTAGTGAGGCGAGCCGCGCCTTTCTCACCATGACTATGCGCCCGTGGCTCGCCAACTTTGAGCAGCAGATTAAATCCGCGTTGCTGGTGGCCTCTCCTGTACCGGGCATTCGATATCAGGTGGAATTTGATTCCGCCGATCTTCTCCGTGCCACTCCAACTGAACGCTATGCAACTTATGAGCGCGGTATCAAGAACGGGATTATGAATCCGAATGAGGCCCGCGAACGCGAAGGGATGCCGCCGCGTGATGGTGGCGACGAATACAGCCAGGCATGGAAACAGGAAGTAAAAGTGAGCAAGGGCAGTAAGGACGGTGACGAATGAGAGCAGGAGGGCTGAGAAACCGCGTCACGATCCGCACCTTCACTTCATCGAGAACACCTTCCGGGCAGGTTGTTCAGAAATGGGAAGACGGGGAAACCATCTGGGCTGAAGTAAAGGGGATCAGCGGTCGTGAACTGGTGGCCGCTGGCGCTGAGATTGCCGAAGCCACTGTTCGTGTATGGGTTCGCTTTCGCCGGGATATTACCGCCGCAAACCGCCTGAAAGTGCTGACCGGCTCGCTGGCTGGCGCAACGCTCAACATCATCGGGCCACCTATCCCCGATTCTGGCATGACCCGCCTTGAAATTCTCTGCAAACAGGGGACTGAGAAATGACAACTGAAATCACCCTGGCTGAAGCAAAGCTGCATTGTCGTGTTGATGGTACTGATGAAGATGCGCTGATTCAGGCGTACATCGATGCGGCGCTGGAGGTCTGCCAGAAGCATATCGGTAAAAGGTTCGATAGTGGGCTGGAGTTCACCCCGGCGATCAAGATTGGTTGCCTGATGTACGTCTCTCAGTTGTACGAGTACCGCACGATGATTAGCGATGTGGAGGCGAAAGAGATTCCCCTTGCTATCTCCGCGCTGTGGTCTGTCTATCGTGATGTGGGAGTGTACTGATGCCGTGGCAACCGTTACGCCGTTGCACTGAGCCGGGATGCAACAAGCGCGTGAAGTCTGGTAAATGCGATGAGCACAAGCGGGAAGTGTGGCGGGCGCAGGATGCCAGACGCGGCCACCGTCGCGCCCGTGGTTACTCTGCTGCATGGGAGAAGTACCGCGCTCAGTATCTGAAACGCTATCCACTTTGCGTTGAGTGCCAGAAGCTGGGCCTATATGTTCCCGCAAAGATTGTCGATCACATCATCCCTATCAATGGTGGTGATGATGTTCTGTTCTGGCCTGAGTGGAATCACCAGCCGTTATGCCAGACGCATCATAACCAGAAGACCACGCAGCAAGACCCCATCACCAAAGCCAACCGCAAAGCGGGTATGTACAGCGAGCAGGAAGAGCGGGCAGCACAGCGCAATAACTGGATGTATGAGGTTGATCATGAATGAGAAAGACGTGGTGAATCTGTATCAGTCTCTGGCCCGATGCCGTGATGGCTTCATGCAGACCCGCACCAGACGCGATGAGCGCCAGCCAGTGAGGCGCAGGAGTGAGCGTGAACGGGAGGTGATGGAATGCTTCCGCAACCGCTGACAGGCGGCACCGATGGGGTGGGGGAGGTTTTCAGGACAAAACCCAGACTGCCAGGCACCACCCGCCCCCTCAAATTTTTACGCGCGGTGATTTTTTTCACAGCAGTAAGCCAGAAGGAAACAAGAAGTTATGGCAAGACCACCCAAACCGCCCGCTTACCTTGATGAAATCGCGGGGCAGCAGTGGAAAACAAAAGCAAAGCAGATGGCTGAACGCGGGGATTTAACCCCTGCCGACTGGAATAACCTTGAGCTGTATTGTGTCAACTATTCCATGTACCGAAAAGCCGTTGCAGATATTGCCCTGCGCGGGTTTTCAGTTGAAGGCTCACGCGGTGCCACCACCAGTAACCCGGCGCTGAAAGCCAAATCTGACGCTGAGAAAATTATCATCAAAATGTCGTCTCTGCTGGGCTTTGATCCGGTAAGCCGTCGCCGAAACCCGCCTGAAACTGAAGAGGAAGACGAACTTGACCGCATGGAATGATTACGCCATCGCCATAAAATCGGGCGAAATTCCGGCCTGTAAGCGGGTAAAACAGGCCGTCGAAAGGTACTTTTCAGACCTGAATGACCCCCGTTACGTGTTCGATACAGCGACCGTAGAGCGGTTTATTGCGTTCTCCCGGCTCTGTCCTCACGTCAAAGGGCCGTTGCGCGGTCAGCCTATCATGCTGGAGCCGTGGCAGCAGTTCGCCTTTGCTAACCTGCTGGGATTTAAGGTCAGTGCTACGGGGCGCAGGAAGTACAGCAGCGCCTTTATCGAGGTGCCGCGTAAGAATGCCAAATCCACCGTAGCTGCAATGCTGGCTAACTGGTTTCTGGTGATGGAGCAGGGCCAGCAGGACATCTACACGGCGGCGGTGAGCCGGGATCAGGCCCGTATCGTGTGCGACGATGCCCGTCAGATGTGCCTGCTGTCAAAACCGCTGAAAAAGCGCGTGAATATTCAGGCCCATAAAATGATTTTCCCGAAGAATAACAGCCTGTTAAAGCCTCTGGCGGCGAAAGCGGCCACCATCGAGGGGACTAATCCCAGCCTGGCTATTGTCGATGAGTACCACCTTCACCCGGATAACGGCGTTTACTCCGCGCTTGAGCTGGGTATGGGGGCACGTCCTGAAGCGGTTTTATTCGCCATCACCACAGCCGGGAGTAACGTTGTTTCCGCCTGCAAGCAGCATTACGACTACTGCTGTCAGATTCTGGCCGGGGAAGAGAGCAACGATTCGCTGTTTGTTCTGATTTACGAACTGGACGACGAAAGCGAGGTTGATCAGCCTGAAATGTGGATCAAGGCTAACCCGAATCTGGATATTTCCGTTGATGCGGCAAAACTGGAGGCCACTATTCAGAAGGCGCGGGGCATCCCGTCGCAATGGGTGGAGATGCTGACCAAACGTTTCAATATCTGGTGTCAGGGTTCCACACCGTGGATGGGCGCGGGGGCATGGGACGCCTGCAAACTCGACTACGAAGAAAGCGAGCTGGCCGGAATGGAATGTTATGCAGGTCTGGACTTGTCCTCAACCAGCGATATCACCAGTGTAAATTACGCTTTTCCGTTCGACAGGGAGATTAGGTTACTTACAAGGCATTATCTGCCGGAAGCGACACTTGATAATGTTTCCAACAAAAACCGCGCCATTTACCGCCAGTGGGTGAAAGCGGGCTGGATTCGAACCACTCCCGGAGACTGCATCGACTATGACCGCATCCGCGACGATATTCTGCGCGATGCCGAAACATTCAATATCCGGCTGGTGGGCTTTGATACCTGGAACGCCACGCATCTGCGTACCCAGCTACAGGGGGCGGGCCTTGACGTAGAGCCGTTCCAGCAAACCTATCTCAAATTCAGTCCGGTAGCGAAATCGTTTGAAGTGTTCGTTAATCGCAGGGTGGTACGCCATCGCGGCGATCCGGTACTAGCCTGGGCGATTGGTAACGTGGTGATGGAGTCCGACGCCAACGCCAATATTAAGCCCAACAAGAAGAAAGCCGCCAACAAGATAGACCCGGCGATCGCTTTCCTGATGAGTTTTGGTACTTACCAGCTCCAGCATGAAGAATTTGCGTTCGACATGAGCGACGAACATCAACAGCGCCTTGCGGCGTTCGACGGTATCTAACGGAGGATTTATGGCTTTTATTGAGGTTCCACTGAGAACAGTACGATTCCACGGCCCGATGGTGAAATTATTTGGGCGCGAATTTAAGTATCGTGCTCTGACTGTACCAAAAGCAATTGATGCAATGAAGAATCTCCTACCTGGGTTCGAGCGTTATATGCTGGAGGCTCACAAACGCGGACTAACATTTTCCATTTTTGTTGGAAAGCGTAATGTTGGCCAGGATG